GTTAATCGTAAAACAACTAAAGTGTTTGTAAAGAAAAGCAAATGGGCGTTTGACAATGTTGTGAGTACACTAGTTGACTTAGATCGCTTTCCTCTAGTAATTCTACTAGAAGAAAATGATCCATACGATCATCTAACAGAATCATACAATGCATTTAAGAATGTAGTTTCACCCGATGAAGTTAGTGTACAGTTTCGATTGAGTTCAGACCGTAGTAATGGATTTAACGAGTTTATTAAAGAACATGGTTTGAACACTCCGGTTGACAGCAATACAAAAATTGTGTATACTAGTATTGACAAATTAAATAAACCTCTGCTTGCTAGCGATTGTAGACCTAAAACTATAATGTTGCTAGAAAGCAGACGCACTGGTACGAAAATCAATGCATGGCTCAATGAGTTTGATCTTGTTATACACTATGACGAGAACATTTCACAGTTTATGCGATTTCAAAGAGAAACGCTTACAGAGGTATAATGGCTAGTTGTAAATTAATAATTGAAGATGAAGTAAACATAAAGTTGGAAGGACTTGATGTAGATGTACGCCGAAAGCTCGCGAATGCTCTTAAGTTTGAAGTGCCATACGCAAAGTACATGCCTCAATATAAACTGGGACGTTGGGATGGTAAAGTTGCTTTCTTTGGCATTGGCGGTACAGGTTACGTTAATCATCTTGATACTATTGTGGAAGTTCTTGAAAAGAACAATGTGCAAATAGTTGACATTGAAGATAACAGACATCCTGTAAAACTTGACTTTAAACCTATCACAGAGAACTACTGGAAAGACCAAGGCGTTAAATGGCCTAAAGGACATCCAGCAGAAGGCGAAGATATTATTCTGCGCGACTATCAAGTTGATGCAATTAACAAGTACTTGGAAAATCCACAAGCACTACAAGAAATTGCTACAGGTGCAGGTAAAACAATTACAACTGCAACACTGTCGCATTTGTGTGAGCCTTATGGACGTAGTCTTGTAATTGTACCTAACAAGTCGCTGGTAGAACAAACAGAAGAAGATTACATTAACTGTGGACTAGACGTTGGTGTATACTTTGGCGACAGAAAGCAATTAGGCAAGACACATACAATTTGTACATGGCAGAGCTTGAACATTCTAGATAAGAAGTTTAAAGACGGCAGTGCTGTATTAAGCCTTGCAGAGTTCTTAGAAGGTGTAAGTGCAATTATTGTAGACGAAGTACACCAAGCAAAAGCAGAAGTACTCAAGAACTTGCTTACACGAAACTTACGTAATGCTCCTATTCGTTGGGGACTAACAGGCACAGTGCCTAAAGAGAAGTTTGAGTTCGAAGCAATTCATGCTAGCCTAGGACCTGTTATCGGAGGCATTACTGCTAAAGAACTACAGGACAAAGGTGTACTGTCTGACTGTCACGTAAACATTGTACAGTTAATGGATCCTCAAGCATTTTCAGATTACCAAAGTGAATTGAAGTATCTAGTAACTAACAAAGATAGAATAGAATATATTGCTAAACTATTAAACACAGTACGCCAGGACGGCAACACACTTATACTAGTTGACCGTATTAGTGCTGGCGAAGCATTGGCAGAACTTATACCAGGTGCTACGTTTGTAAGCGGCGCTGTCAAGAACAAAGACCGAAAAGAGACATACGATACAATCCGTGAAGGAACGAATGAGGTTATCATCGCTACCTATGGAGTTGCGGCTGTTGGTCTCAATATACCTCGTATCTTTAATCTTGTGTTGCTTGAGCCTGGTAAGAGTTTTGTAAGAGTTATACAAAGTATTGGACGTGGCGTCCGTAAAGCCAAGGATAAAGACTTCGTACAGATTTGGGATATTACATCAACATGTAAGTTTGCCAAGCGGCATTTGGCTGCACGTAAGAAGTTCTACAAGGATGCACAGTATCCTTTTACAATAGAGAAAGTAGATTGGGATAAGAAATGAGAATATTAACATTAGAAAACGAGTGCTTCCACTTAGACAAGTTACCAGAAGAGCTAGAAGACGACATACGATTTGCAGTATTAGATAATTCGAACCCAAAAGACCCAGACTTCTTTTTTGTTCCATTAATCTTTCTTGAGAGTTTTACTGCACCAGCAATGGTAATTAATATTGCAGGCAAAGAAATAACAATGCCCGTAGATTGGAGTATTGCTGTAGGATGTTCAGAGTCAGGAAATGACCTAGAAGTATTGCCATTAACAAGTTTAAATGATAGAGGCTTCGAAGCGTGGATATATAATCCGCTTTCAAGTTTCAAAAGTGAGTTTGGTGATATTGATATTGTAAACTTTTACTCGGATGTAAAATGGTACTTTCCTAAAATGAAAAACGGACAATTATTAAGTGTACCAATTGACGAAGGTGCCAATCCAAGATGTGTTTACTTTGTAAAAGATATTAGTCGTCAAAGTGAAGTAATAGAATATTCTAATTTAATCTAGGAAAGGATTATGGTAATGAAAGCAGGAAAGATTTGGGGACAAACTGAATTGATTCACGCTAACGGTGTACTAGAGTTTCACCGTATTGAATACAAAGCAGGATACAAGTGTTCAGAGCACGAACATCAGTATAAATGGAATGGCTTCTTTGTAGAGTCAGGAAAGATGATTGTTCGTGTTTGGCAAGACGGAGATCAAGATGGTTTAGTAGATGAAACTATTCTTGGCCCAGGAGACTTCACTCAAGTGAAGCCAGGAAAGATTCACCAGTTTGAAGGTTTAGAAGACGGTGTCGCTTTTGAACTTTACTGGGCTGAATTCAATCACGACGATATTGTTCGTCGTACAGTCGGCACCAAGACCGATTAAGGAGAATAAAATGTTTGGTTGGTTAAAACGATTGTTTGGTAATGTTTCTAATGATTTAAAAGAAGGCACTGTTGTTAATGTTGTTAACGAGACAACAGCACCAGAGCCTGTAGCAGAAGCAACGCCAGCAGAAAACCCTAAAAAGAAATCTAAGAAAGGTTCTGGTAAAACATGCGACCTTAGCAAGTTAACTAAAGCACAATTGTTAGCAGAAGCAAAACACCGCGGTGTTAAAGCAAATGCAAGCCTTAAAAAAGAAGAAATTTTAAAACGGTTAAGTTAATTTGTTTAGTAAATCTTATATCGATCAACTCCAAGAACTTCATAACGACAAAAGTCGTAAACGAGGTTTCGGAGGCAAAGTAAAGAAACTAGGTAAGTTTTATTCATTTATGGACAAATGGACTCCTAGTTCTTTACTCGATTATGGATGCGGTAAAGGATATATTCTTGCTCAATTAAAAGAAAATTATCCTAATACAATTTGTGTAGGTTATGATCCTGCAATTCCAATGTTTAGTAATTTAAATAATCAAACTTTTAATTGTGTCTTTTCTAATGATGTACTAGAACACATTGAGCCAGAATATCTCGATCAAGTGTTAATGCATATCAACAATCTTGCTGAAAGTTTTATTTGGTTACGTATAGACACACTGCCAGCACGTAAAGTATTACCAGACGGCAGAAATGCTCATTTGATACTAGAACAACCCGAATGGTGGCTAGATCAAATACGTACACATATTAACGGAAGTGTAGTATATTCTAATTTAGATAAAAAAGGTAAATTTGATGTTGCAATCGAGAAATAAACTTATCCCAGGTGAAGCACTGATATACGAACGTGTTGACGGTGTTGTCTACGCTCGCTATCGTGACTTGCCGCAATACGAAAGATGGATTGTAGGAGGAGATCCTGCAGGTGTAGCACGAGCACAAGGCGACTTACTTAACTACGGTGAGTGGAAAGAATTGTGTGAGCTTGCAGAGGAGTACCCTACAATAAAAAAGCTCTTAGACCAGTTGGTTACGATGTACTATACAGTAAAGGAAAATAAATGAGAATCATTGCAGGACCTTGTCAACACGAAAGTTATGAACATAGCATAAAAATTGCAGAAGAATGTAAACGTGTATGCGACAAGTATAACATTGAATATATCTTCAAAGCAAGTTTTGATAAAGCAAATCGTACAAGTGTTAATGGCAAACGCGGTGTTGGCCTAAAGCAAACTATGGACGATTTCTTTTTAATCAAAAACAAACTAGGCATTAAGACACTAACTGATGTGCATACCGAAAGCCAAGTAGATGCAATATATTCGTCTTTTAGTAATGATGTAGACATCTTACAGATTCCTGCATTCCTTTGTCGCCAAACTGATCTAATTAAGAAAGCCTGCGCCACAGGTAAGATAGTAAATATCAAAAAAGGACAATTCCTAGCACCTTGGGACGTTGCCGGTATACTAAGTAAAACAGAAGGTGCAAAAGAAGTGTGGATAACAGAAAGGGGTACTAGTTTTGGATATAACACACTGGTTAATGATTTCACTGGTATGCAGTTTTTGCTTGACATTCACGGTAGCAACTTTGTATACGATGTTACGCACTCGGTTCAAAAACCTGGCGGATTGGGTAATAGTAGTGGCGGTAACAGGGATTATGTTCAGCCCCTTTGTCGTGCCGCTAGTGCTCTGGGTGTATCAAGTTTCTTTTTAGAAGTACATGACGACCCAGACAATGCACCTAGTGACGGACCTAACATGCTACGCCTAGAAGACTTTGAAGATACTGTAAAACAAATCAAAGTAATCCACGATGCAGCTAGAGGTTATACTTGGCTATGACAACAGCAATATTAATCCCGGCTAGATACGGAAGTACAAGATTTCCTGGAAAGCCTCTTGTTCCTCTTAATAATATTCCTATGATTAGACGTGTGTACGAGCGAGCCCGTACAAGCGGATTAGATACATATGTACTAACCGACGATGTAAGAATATCAAATATGTTTGGAACTAATAACTGCATACTAGACGACCAGGATTACTTAAACGGTACAGAACGATGCGCAGGAGCACTTTCTCAACCACTATTAGAACACTATACGCACTTTATAAATGTACAAGGTGACATGCCAGACATTACTGTACGTATTATTGAAACAGTTGAATATGGGTTGAAGTATGCAGATGTTGTAACTGTACACACAGAAATGGAACCAGAGTTAAAGTCAGATCCTAACACAGTTAAAATGGTACTAGGAAAAAATGAAGCATTGTGGTTCGGTAGAGGCTTTACATACGGTGAACATCATTTAGGGATCTACGGCTATAGTCGTGAAGCACTAGAACGTTATCCTACACTAAGCATCACTGCTGAAGAAAGTATTGAGCAATTAGAACAACTGCGTTGGTTAAAAAACGGTTGCAAAATTGGAACACATCCTGTATACTTTAATGGTATAGAAATTAATTCGCCGGAGGATGCTGAAGAGTGGCACAAGAGAAACTTGCAATAAAAGAAATACTCAGTTGGATCGACAACGACGAAAAAGACATCTGGAATCATTTAGAAGACGAGCACAAGAAGCAAGTCAGTTTCTGGTTGCTAAACAGATATGTTAGCAGTGTAAATGGTTCTCGCGAAAAGCAAGAACTTGCAGTATTCAAGACTAACGAGTATTACAACAAACACTTTAACTCAATTGGTGTTGGTAAAGACAACGGACATCAAAAGTTAATGTGGCAGTTGCTATGCATGAGTGGAGCAACAGGTAAGAACGAATTTCATCCTTGGATCGGATTTAAAAAGAAGTCAGCAGGTGATGCTAAGGCAATTAAACTGCTGGAACAAATTTATCCTGACATGAAACAAGACGAGGTAGAATTGCTTGCTAGAATATCTACAAAAAAAGAACTCAAACAATTGGCTGACG